ACATCACAAAAAAATTGCTGACAAATTTAATCAGATTGCTTCTGGTAAAATTAAAAGGTTAATTATTAATATGCCGCCTAGGCATACTAAGTCAGAGTTCGCGTCTTACCTACTTCCCTCTTGGATGGTAGGACGTAGACCTGATCTTAAAATTATACAAACAACTCACACCACGGAATTAGCTATTCGTTTTGGTCGTAAGGCAAAGACGCTTATGGATTCTCCTGAATACAAACAAGTTTTTAAAACAAGACTTAGAGAGGATAGTCAGGCAGCTGGTAAATGGGAAACCGAGCAAGGTGGTGAATACTATGCAGCCGGTGTTGGATCAGCAATCACGGGCCGTGGAGCGGACTTACTTATTATCGATGACCCACACTCTGAGCAAGACGCATTAAATGTGACAGCACTAGAGCGAGCTTACGAATGGTATACATCAGGACCACGTCAAAGGCTTCAACCAGGTGGAGCAATCGTAGTTGTCATGACTAGATGGAACATGAAAGATCTAACTGGTATGTTACTTAAATCACAAAAAGAATTAAAATCTGATAAGTGGGAGGTTATAGAGTTTCCTGCAATCATGCCGAGCAACAAACCTGTTTGGCCTGAGTATTGGAAGAAGGAAGAACTAGAAGGAGTTAAAGCTTCTATCTCTATTGGTAAATGGAACGCGCAGTGGATGCAAAATCCAACAGCGGAAGAAGGATCGTTGATCAAAAGAGAATGGTGGAAGACATGGGAGAAGGATGCAATACCACCTTTGCAACATATAATACAATCTTACGATACAGCTTTTTTAAAAAAAGAAACTGCTGATTATTCAGCTATTACAACGTGGGGTGTATTCCAACCTAACGATGATAGTCCACCTAATTTAATATTACTAGATGCATTAAAAGAACGGCTAGAGTTTCCAGAGTTACGTAAAACAGCGTTAGAACAATATAGATATTGGAATCCTGAAACGGTTATTATAGAATCTAAGGCATCTGGACTACCATTAACTTATGAGTTGAGAAAAATGGGGATTCCTGTTATAAACTACACACCTAGTAAAGGAAACGACAAACACGCTAGGGTTAATGCTGTAGCCCCGCTATTTGAATCGGGCGTAATTTGGGCTCCAGATCATAAGTTTGCTGAAGAGGTAATTGAAGAGTGTGCATCATTTCCTTATGGAGATCATGATGATTTGGTGGATAGTATGACACAAGCGGTAATGAGATTCCGTCAAGGTGGATTTGTATCTCACCCGGATGATGAAAAGGATAATGCATTACCTAGAACAGAGAGAACTTATTACTAATGGCAACACAACAAAATTTAATAGACACATATAACTCTAATCCAACTTTACAAAGTAGATATACTCAACAACAATATTTAGATTTGTTTGGGTTCGGTCAATCAACACCAACACCAGCTCCACCACCAACTACAGGACCAACACCTCCTAGTGGGCCTGTTAACATAATAGGACAAAATTTAAATCAAGGTGGCGGCGGTGGAGGCATACAAGAATTACAACAAACTTATACAAGAACAACACCAAGATCAACTCCTGCTATATCGGACATATCTTCTCAAAACTTATCTGCATATTTACAAAATCCAGCATTACAGGCTAAGTATGGAAGTGCAACAGAGTATGATAAATTTGTACAAAGTCAAATGCCTCAACCTAATTTTATACAACGAGGAATTACAGGCGTAAAAAATTTTTTTACAGACAGTAAATTTTTTCAACCAAAAGTGGCAGGAACACTTGGAACGAGATTAGCTGATCAACCACAACTACCAAGTATTTTTTCTGCAATTTTTGGTTCCAGAAGTCCATTTAACAAAGCTTCTCCAACTTATAATCCAAACTTAGTTGGTGAATTAAATTTTTTAGAAGGATTAGCTGTAGATGGTAAAAACATGATTGGCAGAGATCCAAATTCTGGTTTATTAAAATATGGACCTGACTCTGTGTTAGCAGGTAAAAATGTAATATCAGGTTTTGGTTCTAATAGTTACGAGGTAGCATTAGATAACTATATTAGTAAAATGAAAGCTAGAGGAACAATAGATGGTGTATATGATCCCGCAAATCTTACACCTGCTCAGTTAGCTAAATTAAAGAAAGCTGAAGAAGAAAAAAAAGTTAACACTGCAAACGCATTAAAAATAGCAGAACAAAATATAAAAAAAGAAAAAGATTTTGTAAATCAATTAGGAATTACTGCAGCCAGCACAAAATCATTAACTAGTGGAGAGGGTGGTGGAGGTGGTAT